CTGCTCTAAATATACCAAAGGTTATTTTCTTCAAGCCATCAAACAATGGTTGTATCTTTTTCATTGCATTCTCATTTTCAGAAAATGCAGAAACAAGACCACCTAATAAAGCAACCAGTAAACCTATTCCAGTTGCTTTTAATGCACCTCCAAATGATTGTGTGGCTACTTTAACACTGTTTATTCCTTGACCTAATACTCCAATCGGTCCACCAGCATTGGCCAGTGAGTCAATCATATCAGCACTTGTGTTTTTTGCAGACTTTAATTTGTCCTCAAGGTCATCAATTTCATTAAAAAGTCTTTTAAATTCATCTGTACCAACTGCAACACCTTTCAATTCTCTTTTTAACTGCTTTAAACCAGCTATTGACTGCTCAACTTGTACACCATTACCAGCTTTACTAAAAGATTCTTGTGCTATTTGTGCCTCTTTTGCAGTATCTTCAAATGCATCACCTAGCTTATTGACATTAGTTACTGCTTGGTCTGTTGCTACTTTTACCTTTACTTCTATTTCTTCTGCCATTTGATTTCTTTTAATGGTTTAATTGCTTCTTTAAATGTTTCTGGCAACTTGTATTTTCCTTTTGCTATTGCAATTAACTCACTGTCGTGCTTAAAGTCTAACTTTAAACATTCTAATATTTGTTTTATCATAATCTTGTGTCTGTTAGTAATTCAAATTGTACCTCTCCAGTTGTCAAGTCAGTAGTGTATGTATTAATGATATATTTTTTTCCTTTGATAATAAGACTATCATTAAGTTTAAGACTAGTTAATAAGCTGGTTGGTAGAATAGCACTAACTTTTATTAATCGTGCCTTAAAATTAAAAATATTACTAAAATAAGCAGAGTAATATTGGTCATATAAACCTTTACTTATTATTTCATTTGTTAATGTAGATTGTTGCTCATTAAAATTCAAACTGAAAGTATTACTTCCATTATTAAATTCTTGTCCAAATGCTTTGTAAGTGTTTTGTGGACTTGTAGCAATGCCATTATTAAAATAATAAACAATTCCAGTTAAATAAGTTGTATCGTATGGATTGTAGTCATACAAAATTATTGGTTTCGGAATATACTTTTGAAAGTCTGTTTTTAAACAATAACCAACTTGAAGTAAATCTTGTAGGTTGTTAAAATTCAAATCTTCAAATGGTAGCTTAATCGTATATTCATCTCCATCGTTATTCGTGTTGTAAAGCAACCAGCCATACTCAACTCCATTTAAAGAATTAAATGCTACATTTACAAGTGACTCACTTTTTTGATATTCAAAATTTATTTTTTTATAAGACTTTACTCTATTTAGATTTTCATTGTCAGATTGTATGTATTTTGTAATTTCTAATGTATCTCCATCTGCATAGTAGCTCTCTAATTGTTCAATACTATAATTAATTCCATCAGTAGAATAACAAGTTAGATTAAACATTTTTAAAAGTCCACTAAAAAAATCTTCTATTTTAATTTCTGGAAAATATGCATAGATAGGTAAAAAATATGTAGGCATAGTTTGACTAGTTCCAGATGCAGTATAAATTCTACTAATAGTAAAGCCACTTGGTAAAGTTTGATAATCTGCTTGTGCAATAAAGCTAGAAGTAAACGTTAGAGGTACACTTGTTTGTACATAAAATTCGTAGTAATCACTAGATGCATTTACATTAAGAATGTTTATTCCAGCAAAACTTGTTGGAACTCCAGCACTTGATGTCCTTGTAAAATCTAAAAATGGTAGTCCATTTTTATAAACAGACAAAATTATTTCTACTCCACTTGTTGTTGGTGTTATTCTTGCTATTCCATTCCTTTGTGTAAAATTATATGTTGTTGAACCAACTACAATTTGACTTGGTATTGAATTAATTAATAATTTATCATTAGCCAAATCCATATCAAAACCAGTCTCGTTTGTAGCAGATTCAGTTGTATAATTTATTTTTAATTTTTGTTTTATAGGTGTAAATGTATCAGCATTCTTCAAATATAAATAAGCACTTGTAAACCTTTCATCAGTTAGAAAAGAGCCAGTAAAATTAATATCCCACTTTGTATCTCTAACAATCATATCTAATACTGCTGACAATCTTATAGCTGGAAACAACTCTGTAAATACAATTGGCTTTGTCTCTAAAGATATATCATCGTTACCTCCATCTCCATAGTTCCAATATCTATTTGAAGAGATTAATGGAAACATAATATCTGCACTCTCGTCAGTTTGTATTGCTTTGTCTTTTACTACTGTTCCAGTATATTGTAAGTCGTAATAAGTGCTATCTAAATCTTTTAAAAATAAACCAGCAAATTTGTCTTTTAAGCTACCTAAAGCACCAATAAATGTAATGCTATAATCAGTAGGTCTGCCATCTTTTATATTGCAACTTTCTAACTGTATTTTGCCTTGTCTAAAAAATATAGTATCTATTTCAATATAGGCATCAGACTTGACTAAAGTATCAAAAGAGTTATCTAGGCTATTTTCATACCAGTGCCTAAAGATTTTGTTGTTTTTATCAGATGCTGGTACAGTGAAAGTTTGACTAAAATCAGTGTAAGTTTTTGATATGTCATTAATGTTTTGAATAGAACTCACTAACGAAATCTTTTCATCATCATACAACTCAATTCTATTATAGTCATCAGTGTATTTGTCTAATATGTTAATTGAAACTACTAGCATCTATATTACGTTGTTTATTAGATTGAAATTGTATTCAAAATCAAAAGTATAGTTAATATTAAATTCTTTAATTGTCTGCTTTAAAACAGTTGATTTTGATTTTAAGATAACTGGTAATTTGTTTAATATAATTGTCTCACTCAAAAATAACTGCTCTACTAAAGCGTTTGTACTCTCTTCAACAAATCCAGTATTAACTTTTATTGATTTTTTACCATTCAAATTGTAAACTTGTGTTTGACCTATGTTTACATCATAATCTGCATAGTTTTGATTAAATCTAAAGTCTATACCTTTTACATCAATACTCTCCTCTTTTGCTTTAAAGCAATAGATATGCTCCCAACCTCCTAGACGGCCAATAAAAGACAATAGCATAGGCCCATATTTATCCTCACAAATTAGATTTACTTGCTTCTCACTTATTTTTGTAGCACCATTTTTTATTCTAAAAAGATAGTTGTCTGTTAGAGCAGAACCAACTGTTAAAATTGGAATCCTATACATATCAATACCAGTTCCAGTTGTTAAGTTGTAACCAGCTATACCATTTTCTATTGTGATTGCACCCACTAAAACATCTTTGTCAATTAATAAATCTATGTAAGGATATTCGTCATTTATTAAAGGTATATTCTCTTCTGTATTTGCATCACTTGCAAAATAATAACCTAAATTAGTAACTACTGTATTTGTATTTTGAAGTCCGTCTTGATAGCTTACATATCCATTAACTGCAACATAATCTAAAGTTTGACTTAATATAAAAGTAGTTGAAGTTTTGTAATATGTTTTTACTCTCACATTGCACCACATCAATCTGCTATCTTGTTCGTTAATCACTCCATTCGTTGTTGGCATAGTTGCCAATAAAAACTCTTGTATTTGATTTGATAAATTATAAATTGAAATAGGGTTTGCTAAATTTACAATCTTTTTGGAAAATGTATAATTTGGTGATGCTGGAAGGCTATCGGGTTTGTTCCAAATAAATAATTCAACTTTAGTTTCTATTTGATGAACCACATTTATAATAGCAGAAAATGGACTCCTTGCTTTAATTACTTTCATTTGTTTTTAAAATTTGATTTTATTAAAAAATCTATTGTTGATTTTACATCGAGTGCTAATGCTTCTTGAAATTGCATAGGTATTGTTTTTATATTCTTTTTTACTGCATCAGATAAAAAATGAGTAGGTTTAATTCCATTATTAAAGATGCTTCTGGCTATTGCAAACTGTACAGATTTTCTACTTTTAAATTGTCCTTTTTCATCTCTAGGTGCTATTCCTTTTCTTACTATCCAGCCATCTAATGCTGATGGTGGTGGCATCTTGTTTGTATAGCTATATGGAGTATTATATTTCTTTTTTACTCCACTAACACCTTTGTCTATAAATGCACCATACTTTTCAAAATCAATATTTAATTCAATAGACCTTCTTGATACTTTTATTTTTCCAACTTTTACACTATTTAGAAGTTTACCACTAGCAACTTTGTCTTTTGCTTTTAGGTTTGCTTTTGCATCAATTACAACTTTGTCTGCAAACTTAAATAGTGCTTGTTCTAAATTACCAG